GACATCATGTTCTAGTTGGTGAATACGCACCAACGCCGTTTCCAGTGTATAAGGGGACTGGATCTCCCCATTATGCATACTTAAATCCAATGCATTTGGATATTGTGTAATACTAGTAATGCTATTTACACATTAAAACAAGTATATGCATCAATATACCTGAATCAGAGCTTCTCTTGTTCGTAGTTTCAAACTACCCCACTAAATAGTGGTACCTCACGGGGGAGGTTCAAGACAAATGAGTTTTCGTAACATACATTTAGTTTGGAAGATACTATATGCAAGTTCGTAACTACCTCACTTGGGTTCTTTGGTTTTAATCGCATGTGTCCAACGCGATATTACAATCACGAAAATTTACCCTATTCCTCTTTCGAGGGAGGGTATGGGTTTTCGTCCCATTCGTATTTCTCACAATACTTCAAGATTTGTTCCTGATAAGTGGGGAACGAACCTACAAGTCCTGTGAGATTACATTCGTCTGCAACTTGCTTAAGTTGTGCACATCTTTCGGTGTATTTCTCACGTCCAAAATGCGCATACTTATCAAGAGCATCCTTAATCGTACAAGCAGCATGAAGCTCTTCCGAGATTTGCGATTTTCCATGTGCATGGAGCATCTTAGCAATCGAACTTTCTTCAATAACTGCGCGATACAATTGTAATTCATCATCCCAAACTGCATTATGCTTTAAGAAGCCTGCCTCAGAACCATGTATAAATGGAACAGATTCAGCTTCTTTATCAGCCATAGTGTATGTTATTTCACTATCAGCCAAAACTCGTGCAATATTGGTATGATTATAAGCATCATAGCCTTCTTTAACAGACATAATGTTATCATCACCATAAGTCAATAAAGCGACAACATCAGAAAATAATGGAGTTTTCCACCATCTTTCTTCCTGTGCAATCTTATAATACACATAGCGCATATATAAACTATTAACTAATGAATTGGTAACAACGGTCAATGGATGTCCCGAAGGATTTGATCCATAAAACTGTACCAATGTCCCAAAATAATCATAAGTCGGTGAACAAATTTCAGTGGCAATACCACGCATGATAGTCAAATCATCAGCGTCGTAATTACCGCTCAATTCTGCAAGATTAATCAAAATCTTAAAACTCGCCAACATAAATCTTGGAGACATTCGTCCATCAAAAGATTTGTAATCACCTGCAACTACTCTGTCTACTCCATGCTTGTACACATGTTTCATCATTTTAGTCCATTCTGGTGATTCCACATTCAAACCAACAGCACATTCAAAAACTTCTTTATTCTGTTGCATAAGAGCTGAAATCGACAGGAAATACTTCCTGACCAACATTATAAAATAAATGTTACATCCAGCAAATACACGAACTTTCTTCTTGCCAATTTTAGTAGGCTCATCTTTTAACGAAGCTTTGAATACAGTGTTAATTCGATTTCCATCCAGTAAAGTTTCTTCGAGTTTCTTAACCTCCTCCAAAACTTTAGGATCAATATCTCTAGGGCATGAAATTCCTTCCACAATTCTCTCAGATTTGCTTACGAGAGTTGTTTTAGGTCCAGATAAAGGAAATCCACAGGCTGTAGCAAAGTTCATGGCATTAATACCAACTACTCCATCTAAACCTGCAAGAACTACGTCATCGTCTAACTTGCCAAGATTGTGCAACTTTTTCTCTAACTTAGAAGTCAAAGTCGCATTAAAATCCACAACAGCCTTATCAACTAATGCAGCATCAAATCTATACGCAGTATGTGTTTTATTCTCAATATCCACTTCCTTGTGCATTATATCTCTCATCATGTGAGGTTTATCATGCATACGTTCTAAGCCCAAATGTTCTTGAACTTTTTGTGAAATCGAAGAAATTACTACTTCAGATTTTGGTGTTGCTCCAGGTCTATTATGTGCTCCATATACAACACACCGTGCGTCACTATCTAAATTTCTAGTAACACATAACTCGTGTGGTTCTTGCAATGGTCCAACATCAATATCCCCGATTTTTGTTTCAAAGGATTGTCCGGCATGTGATGGCAATATTGAAGGTTTCTTTGCAATATTATCAATCGCTTCTAAAACCTGATCGCGTGTAATAAAACCTGCTGCTGCAGTATGGTTTTTCCCACCTAAATGGAATCCACCAATAAACGGCATGTCCTTGTTATCACGACCTACAAATGTCGCCATACACAGACCCTGGAAAGTCTGCTCTGGAAAATAATAACTAAGCGATTCAAATGATCCGCCTAGCGTGGTCCTATTGGTAGTACGTGTACCTAATAATTTCCGGTAAATTTTTATCTCACCTTGATCATTATACACCATATCACCAACAATTTGCTTACCATGTGCAATATCTCCAGGAAAATAAGCTGTTAAATCACGCTGATCACCTAGCTCAGGAACATACCATACACAAATATCTGTTTTTGGTATCCTGTAACAAGATTGCATTGATATACTTACGTTTTTGGGATTAGCTCCCGGCTTCGTAATCAATGCTTCCGCGTCATAATCAGGTACTACATGTGAAGGAATCAATGCCATATTACCTCGAATTGGTAAACAATTACAAAATCTTGTCTTGCCATTCTTCAATTTAATGTGAATCATCATAATCCTTCTACTTACCATTCCAGTTAATTGGTCTGGTGTAGTACAACGAGCAGAGCCTGAAATCCGTGGGTTAAATGTAAACCGCTTATAACGCGAATGTTCATCCCAAAATTCCGTAGCTGATTGTTCCTTCTTCTTTTCAGTAATATCTACACTAGGTCGCATATATTCCGCTGCCTCTGATGTTAGCATATCATAAATTAATTTGATAACAGAACCAATCATCGACATAGCAGTAATACCACCAAGCATGGAAATGAATCTAGCTCTATCAAGCATAGTCATCTCCCTCAGATAATCACTAGGTTTCTTCATATGTTGTATTTTGTATTTAACTACATAACACAATGCTTTATAAAGTAACCATTGTTGAATCTGAATTGTCAATATAAGTACAACATATATCCTTGGATGGTGCGTAATACACATTAAACAAATCGTGTATACAAAAATCGCTTTAACACAAATGTCAATGCAATATTTACTAATAATCCAATTACGACATATCTTAGTACTCAAAATAATAAATACCAACTCACTTATTTTTCTAAAAACTAATGCCTCCAAATCGTAATACTTTTGGAAAACATTATCAAGAATACCAAATTCAGAATCAAGAACTTCGTTAGTCCTGTTAATATCAAGTGGAAAACCTTCGTCATCCAATTGAATATCAACATTATCACGCTGAGTCTTAACAAAACTACGTTGTTCCTTAAAATGCTTTGCAGTATTTTCCTTTAAAAATTCCAAAAATTCGCACAAACTCACTTCGCGCATCTCTTTCCCCTTAAATACTATGGGTACATAAGTGACGCGTGGTGTTTTATTATTTCCCTGGCGAATATTGCCAGAATGCAAAATTGGTCTTTCCAATGTAAACAATGCAAAATCCGGATATGCTATTCCTGCAAAATCTCTTTCGACTTTAGCAGAATCGAGCATAGCTGAATCTGATAACTGATATTTCTCCCGCACTGTTTGTGTGACAGTAATATCAAAACGACGGGCAACTGATAAAGGTTCATTAGAATAATGTAAAGCGTTCAAATCTTTTACATTCGTAGTAGCTAACACAACTCTTGGTTCGATCATAATATTTCCTTTCAAATCGGCATTTGGGTTCAACGCCGCCTGCGGGGAATTATTAATAAACTGAATAACCTTCAATAACGGATTACCTTCCGTAGTTTCTACAGTACTATTACACAAATCATCTAATATTACTCCTGTATGATGTGTTCGAAATTCAGACTGAAATTTATCAGCTTCATTCAAAACTACAACGGAGTCAGATGACGCGCGAAAACCATTGACTTTTAAAATATATCGTGTGACAGCGTTCGCTATCGACGATTTTCCTACTGATGATCCACCAAACAATAAAATTCCATAAGGTTTCATCCTAATAAAATCTTTCTGTGAGGCAATACGTTTTGCTTGTAAAATTTTTAACTCCTTCAATTTGGGAGTGTAATAAGCTTTCTCAGAATTAGCTTTAATGCTAGTTGTAGCTGCATCGATAGCTCTCTGCAAACGTAAGTCATATTCTTTGACATCATCAACGTCACAATTTTTCCCAGTCTCAAACAAAATATAATTTGATAAAACATAGGCATAATCTTCCTCAAAAACGCCGTTAATAGCGTCTTCGTAAAAAGCTTTAAAGCCCTTCTCAGGAAAGGCCCAACAAGCTTTCACAAACAAGGAACAAAATTCATAACACGCATCGAATAAATCAAATGGTTTAGTTTTCTTTCCTAATTTACTAGGTGTAAAGATCTTATAACCTTTAATCTCAATTGAAAAATTTTCCAAAATTTCCAAAGAGACCAAAATATCAAAAATCAAATTCAATTGTTTCATCAATTTACACGCTCGTAAATATCCTAGAGTGGTATAGTGTTTATCTAAATCAATATCAATTTTCGATATGATAAACTCAAATATTTCACCAAGCCACTTCCTGCCTTTGCCAAAAACTTCTTTAAAATATTCAGTGTCCTCTTCGTCAAGATCATCGCCTGATTGAGAAGACATAGAACCAAATAAGAAATCTTTTGCTTCTTTCCATGGAGAATATACATATCCATACGTAGTATTAGGATTAGCCAAATCTGGAATTCCTAAATCCTCCATTAATTTCTTCATTTTTGGACTCTTAACTGCCTCAATACAAATTCTTACAATAATACTAAATAAGAAGCTAAGTGCATACCAAAATAGAAAAATAAACAAGCATTTGAAGAGCTGAAAATAAAAAGTAAAAAACTCATTCAAATAGTTTCGTTTAGGTTGTTCTTCCTCCCCTGACTGGGAATCAAGACATTTCCTATTCGAAACTTGTTTCTTGGTGTCGTTGTTTTTAGCAGAATGTTTTTTGCATTCCGCAATATGATTAAATCTCCGTTGAGATGAAATCGCTTTTCGCTTTTCAGCTTTGCGATCTCTCCTCTTCTTCGACTCAAATTTTGCAATACGCTCTGCCTTCCCTGATTGGGAAAACAAAGTGGTTGAATTTATGTGCATAAAATACACAACTGAAATCACTAGCATTACCGCTAGTAACCAGAACCCTTTTGTTGCATTTGTGATTTCTTCTCCTAAAAAGTTGTAATTAAACATGATTAAAAAGAAAGGGTTGATATCAGTAACTTAAAAAGCTAATAAATAACAATCACAAAAATAAATAAAAAGTTGAAACTATCAATCTAAATGCCTCATCTCAAAGCATAGCCTTATATGAATCACGGGAAGCAACTCCCTACACGCTGGTACGTGCTGAAGCTA